AGCGGGACAAATTGTCCCGCCTATAGTCACTTCATTTTTATAAAGCAGCGTTACACGATAAATGATAACGTTTGTGACAAGATAGATAAGACTTTCCGCAACCCAAACAAATCATTTTTGGCCTAAGTGCATTACTAAGTTTCTTTTTCAGGCAGACTTCCGGAGAATCTTTTCTACCTTTTAAGGATGCAGAAATTTTATTCTTTGTTTCATCTTTGTGTGATTGCCCATAGTTCCAATGGTTTTCGCCCTTGCGAGACTCAGCTAATTTTTCGGCATGCTCTGGTAACATACCTAGCCTCCACCCCTCAGGTATACTGGAGGTAGGTATATCAATGCGCTTACTTTCAATTCCATTGTTGATCCATGATAGGCCTGTAAGAGATTGGCTGATTTTCTGTGCATGTTCACTAGTAGTGATTCGGCCTTTTTGTGCTGTGCCAATCCTTTTTTTCGATTCTTCTTTGTGTTTCTTTCCTTTCATAGGGCCGGGTCTGCCATACATAGGATTTCTTTCACCGGCTTTGAGCATTTTCATTTTGCTAATAGACTCTGACCGGTGCGGACCACAACGATGAAATTTACCATCACCGTTTGTTTGGTTGTAGCTTTGTGGATCTTTAGCAGCATTTACCTCAAGCAGTATTTCTGATTCGCGGGTTTGAGCCATCGCTGGACTTTCACAAACTGCTAATATCTCCCTAACCCAATCAGAAGGGTTGCTTAATATTTTAGGTTTAACAATTTTACTTGAACAGATATATCCATCATCTGGATGGCATCCGGTCGCAAATCGAGCACCAATATACCACATACCAGTTGAGATTTCTGTCCATTTATAGACAAATGGGATTGTATTATTTGATTGCATACATAACCTCAAGACTAGATCTTCAATAGATATTTAGTATCTAGTCTTGAGGCTTATGTAACTTATTCCTCTAAATGGTCAGCAGAGGGGTTCATGGAACCCTTAGGACGTAAATGGAATTCTTCAATAATTTTATCCAAACAGCCATCCTCGTTTCTGTCCCAAGCCTTTTCAAACTTCTTGATTTGGCTGCCGTCTAAAGCGGTATAGCACCACTTATTGCCGTCTTTAATCACTAACCCTTTTTGTTGGAAGAGGTCAAATAGACCGCTATAGGGGTCCATGCCACGATCGTAGGGGATTTTAACCTCGACCGAAGTAAATGGTTGATTGTAGCGGGTTTTCATGACTTTGCACTGAGCACGGATACCTTTAACATCAGTGGTTTTGTTGCCCATCTCATCTTCCTTGAGCTTGAGCTTGCGCATAGCAAGAACAATGCTGCTGGCATAAATTGGGCCTTGTCCACCACTGATTACATCATCGGGATTGAACATGTCTTGACTTGCATAACTGTGGTTTGTGCAAATCATGCCAATGTCATACTCACCAAACATGTTTACACAATTTCTCACTAGAGCAGCTAGTGCTCGAGGCTTCCTGCCCATATCACCTTTGAGCTCACCAGCCTCAAATTGATTTACGTCAGTTGGAGTAAGCAACATACCCAAACTGTCGATCACAAAAAGTACTCGAGGACGTTCTTCTTCAAGAACACTGCCGTAACGAGCTTTGTAGTCTTTCATGAAATCTGAAATCAGCTTGGCAACGTCATCAATCATTGCCAAGTTGGCCTTCAGCAGCTTGTCCTCTGATGTATCTACATCAAGGGCTTTCAGCCAAGCTTCATCCAAAGCATTTTCAGTGTCAACCAATACCACAAACACATCCTTCTTTTGTGCGTTAGCAGTTAAGTTGCCAGAAGCCAGGAAGGATTTGCCGCTGCCACTTTGACCAGCCAGCATTGTCACCTTGCCTAGTGGAATTCCACCATCTTGAAATTTACCAGAGATGGCGTAGTTAAGTGCATAGTTGCCAGTTGAGATCCATACTTTGGGATCACGGAAGCCCACTGACAGGCCAGGAATGCTCTTGGCAATGTCTTTCCGGAATTTGGATAAGTCCATCGGTTTCATATTTGTTCCTTGTTAAAAGAGGGGAGATGAAAGGTGGGAAAAAGATTTTTCCCACCTTTGTAAGCCATGTTACGCCTTGGCTTGTTGCCGGCGACGGAGTGCAGCCAGAATGTCTTCTGGACTTGTAATCTTCTTGGCTTCTCCACTTTCTGTGCTTGAAGCTGGAGACACAGCTTTTGCACCATCAAACGGCGCATCATCAACATCTGAGGAGGCTGCTGGTGTAGACACTGCAATATTGCGTGATACAGTTGAAGGCTTTGAAAACCGTTGTTCTGCACCAGCAACATCCTTTGCCATAGAGGAGCTGGAGTCACCATCAGATTGTAGGCCAAATGGCTTGTAAAACTGTGCATACTTGTCAGGGTCGTATGGCTTCTCATCAACTGAATCATGGAACATGTCCATAATTGCCTGCATGTGTGCATCATCTGGACGCTTGGGCAGATAGTTGTTGAGTGTGAACAAGCCATACTGATCGATAGCTGAACGCTCCTCATCACTCAGTGCACGTTCGCGACGTGCCCAAGAACTTGTGCCATAATCAGCATAGCCACCCTTGCTGCCCTTTACCAAGCGGAAATCCAATCCATTGTCATAGTCAATAGGGTTGTTCTCCACTTCCTGATCAAGGAACACAGTTTTGATCCTATCAAACACTGATGGGTTGATTACAAAGCGTCGAATTGGATTTTCTGGAAGATTTGCCTGATCTTCTGGGTTGGGATTCTGAGTCACAAAGCCCTGGAACAGAAAGCTCTTTTTACGCCAATACTTGCGTGCCATATCCTCCATTTCCTTGCCACCCTTCCACCAAGGACGGATCTCCGCGTTGATTGGGCAACTGCCTGGTTTCCACATGTCCACACATGGAACTTGCACTTCAACTGGACGACCAGTGGAAGCTTGTCCTTTGATGCTGGGAAATGGAAGTCGAATAATCAGCCGCTCCACCCAAAAGAAGTCATTGCTGGTGTCGCCATCAGGGAGGAATCTCAGTGTTGCAGTGCTGCCGTCTGGATTGCTCCAAAAGGGGTAATTTGCTTTGTCCCCACCACCGCCTCCTGTACGAGCACGGTCTTTTGAATTTTGTTGTTCAAGTAGTTTTTCACGAATTTGAGCTAATGATAGTGCCATTGTATTTGTCCTTTCTATGTGCCTATAAATGTGCCTATATGTTTTTTCAAGATAGAGACAACAAAACATGTTTGTTGCCACTAACAAGCTTATTTAGTATCGATGCTTCTTACAATTTATTTTTCTGATTTTTTCAACTGGTCAATTATTTCATCTAGTTCTGCTGTAACTGTGGCTGGATCAGCCTCAAAACGGCTTTCCCAACCTGGAACATTTCTCTTCAAAAAATCCAATGTTTCATACTTGTTGCCATCAGAGGCAAGCCAAGCAGCTTTCACTTGTTCCGTTTTGGAATCATCTTCAACTATTTGTGGATCAAAATTTTCCAGCCATCCCATCATTTCTTGGGCTTCACGAAAGGTCAAAGGCAATGCTGGTGTGGGTTGCTTCCAATCCAACAGCAATTTACGTGAACTTGCTAGAGCTGTATGGTAAGATCGACTTTCACTTATTTGGCTCAACAGCTTTTTTATTTGTGCTCTAGTGCCTTGGATGTGATCCAACAGATCCATTGCACCCAGGCGCCTAGCTCTACGTTGAAGGCTACTCATGTTTTGTAGGCTTTTGGTTAAATCTTGAATCAACTTACCATCTGCGTCGTGCATGGTGTTTTGATGTGCCAAGTGTTGTGCCATTGCTTTGGCCCCCAGCACATGGTTCAACGGGAAGTTGAATCTTTCCCCAGAAGGGGTAAAGAGCATCACTTGTTTGATTCGGCGCCAGCGTTGTGCTTGATCCAATGCATCTTTTTGCCAAGGTTTGGTGTGCTTGATCACAACCATAACCCCGTTGATGGGAAAATAACTGGTTCGAGTGCTGCCGCTCCATGTGTGATTTTCTGAAACGTTCATGTGCTTGAAATGGCGTGGCTCAAGTGCTCTAGCAAAGTGCTCCGTGTCAAAACTGAAATCCCAAGGATTATGCTTTTTCAAGGTGAATTTGATGTCGTTAAATCTTTTGGAATCTGTAACATCGCTCGTATAAAAGGTAACCAAAGGCTTGGGTGGTTTCCCTTTGGTGTAACCCAAATGTACCATCAGCTTTTCGTTTTTGCTCCATAGACGATTGCTTTTCTGAGGGTCAAAAACTTGATTGCCTTTTTCATCATACATGAGAATTTGATGTCCTTTACTGCTGAGCACATCAAAAATCAATTGCGCCATCTCTTCATGAGGTGTTGCCATAATCAGTTCCTTAACTAGTGCAATATTTAGGATGGTTACCAGATGCTCACAGCAATTGGTAGGGGCTCAACCAAATCATCTACTTCAACTAAGTCGTTATTGCGTATTTGTGATGCAGTGTTGTCATCCCACCTTGCGATCAGCTGGCTCATTCGCACAATCATCAACAATGCGCTCACTAAATCGTCATGTTCCCCACTCTTGGCAGCGAAGCTGCCTCCTTTGGTCACATAATTTTTGAGTTCAGAGATCAAGGGCTTGCTTTTGATTTGCAAGCGATTGCCCTCAACTAAGCTTTTGAGTTTGGTAACAGCTTGATTTTTAGTTCGGCCGTTGGTGTTCAAACCTTTTCTGAAACGGCTTCCTGTTTGATTGGGCTCGCTCAACAATTGCGCCGGCACAACGTCCCATCCAGCTTCATTCAATAGTTCAATTACAGCTTGCCCGTAGCTGTTGTTTTCAAACGTCCAAAATATTTCAGGCTCGCTGATTTGAGCCGGATGGCTTCTCATTTCTCTCTCGATGAAGCTGGTTATTTGCACAACCATTTTCAACTGTGCTGCTATATCACTCCTATTGTGCATCCATTCTGCCACTTGCACCATGTCAGGCAGTCGCCACACTTGTATAGCCGCTGAGTCCAACCCCACACCTGCACTGGGATCAAGGCTCACAAGATAAATGTTGTTGGCCTGTGGCTTTTCCCACCAACGTATGTGACTGGTTTTGAACAAAGGCTCTGTAGCAACCAAGCCTGCCAAAGTTTGGCTGTCTATCAATGTGCTGTCTGCGGTTAAAAATCGCAGTTCATATTCACGCTCAAACTTCTCGTAGCCAATTTTGGCACGTTCTTTTTTGGCCCATTCTTCATCTCTATCTGGATGTTGATTCCATTTGGCAACAAAGGCCTTGAATCCATTTACTCCCAAACCATTAGGTAGCTCATTGCCAAATTCGTCAAGTGTGCGATTGCTTGCATACCAAATTTGAGCAAAGGTGTCTTCATCACTGTTTGGGGTAGATGTAATGATGCATTTACCACCTGTAGCAAGTGTTGGGCTGATAGCACTCCAAAACTCTTCGGCAATTCTTGGCTTCACGAATGCCATCTCGTCCAAATACAACAAGCTTATGGATTTACCACGTCCTGTAGAGGGTGTGGTTGTAGCACTTTCAATCTTGCTGCCATTGTCAAAAACAATCTTTTGCACATTGTAGGTAACAACCCCTGCCTTGATCCAGTCTGGTAATTCTTCGTAACTGAATTTGATACGATCCATAATTTCAGTAGCTGCACGGAAATTATTGGCAGCTATCAAAATATTCACATCTTTCTGAAACGTTGCAAACCATAACATGAAACTTGCAGCAGTTTCCGTTTTTCCCAGCTGGCGAGAACACATGGCAATAACTTGCCGGTTTTTCCAGTAGGTCAGCACAAGATCTTTTTGATAGTCAAACAATTTAAATGGCACACGCCCTTTCGTACCATGCCTGATGTAGATGTAATTGTCTATAAAATACAATGGATTGATGGCACACTTGAGGAACTCGGCCTCTTGATATGCATTCAGACGCAGTTGCTGATGCGGCTTTTTGATAAGAACAGGATCGCTGTTGTTTTGTAGCATTATTAATTCAAACGAAACAAATGGTCCACAGCTTCCAGCTTGCGGGGAGTTTCACCGCTTACTCCCAATAATATTTCTTTTATTATAGCATCTATATTTTGTTGCCAGAACTGCAAGAATTTATGGGTCCGTTGCAGTTCTGGAACATAGTCATCCAAGGACCACACAAACTCTTGAATAAGATTTTGATAATCAGGTCGATAATAAAAAATATCCAGTGTTACTATAGATGTACGACGTATGAGCATGTAATTATCGATTTATATGTTGCCTTTTGATATCAGTTAAGGGGCTTTCACTTCCATCAGTGTCTGGCTCTGTTGTGTAAGGATCTTTCAAAAATTCATCTCGTTTTGTAGCTGTAAGAGGGCTTGCACGACCATCAGCGTTTTCACGATGCTCACTTTCCTTGATGTAAGCCTTATAAGCAGCAACCAATTGGGTATGTAAGCTTTCTCTCATTTCTGATTTCAAAGCATTGCTGCCAAATCTAGCATTGGTCAAACGCTCAGGAAGATCAGCACGCCCTTTGAAGTTGTAGTCTTTTATATCAAATTCTTCAGTTTCTTCTGTGGGATCCTTGTGTCCATAATCATACTCAGCTTGTTGCTCCATCACAACAATCTCTGGATCGGCCTCGCCACCCATGTATTGTGTTTGGCAATCACAAGGCCCAGGGCAACCACAAGACTTCTCTTGCCCACAGGTGCAAGGTCCCGGACAGCCGCAGGACTTGGGACTGGTGCTGTGAGGCACACCAGCCAACTGTAACAACCGCATTACATCACTGGGATCACAACTGGTTAACGACATACTTGCAGCATCTGCTGTGTTGAGCCCGCCTGTTGTTACACTTGCATTATACCGTTTGTCTCCACCTTGTCCAGCAAGTTGCATCAACCGCATGACGTCACCAGCATCATCCGTGCTTACACTGGCGCTCTTGCTGGGAGTGTCTTTTGTTGATATTGTTAAGTTATAACGAGTTGATTCCATTTTTACTTGCCTTTTCCGGTATTCCTGATTTCATCAGCTTGCATGCTCATGGTCACAGTTTTTCCAGCACGATTCTTGCGTGCTGTGAAATAGGTTTTGCTGTCATCATCAAAATTTCCGCTTGAAGTCAAAAATTTGGTGTCAACAGGCATTTTGGGAGATTTTTTGGCTTTTGAGACAGGCTTTGGAGTGTTGAAACTGTCGTTAAAATCAGCCAAGTCTTGGCTGGGTTCCTGCCGAGCATCTTTCAATTCTTTGACAGAAATATGTGAACTGCTGGTTTGAAACTCTTGCGGCTTCCGCGAAGCTGCCACATCAGCCAGATAGCTGAGAAACTTTTTGTTGTACTTGTCACCAAAAACATCTGTAACTACAGGTTGCTCTGCATCAAGATATTCGCTATCTGTGCTCAACAAGCTGGCTTTTTGTGTTAACCCTTTTTCATCAGCCATTTTGTCCAAGAGACTTAGGATCTGCATTTTTTGGCTTTCCACTTCGATTGGCTCGTTGTCGTTGCGCACGACCAAAAACTTTTCAGGAATATTCAATGCAGCGCGCAATTCCTGTTGTAGGATATAGGCACTGAAGGGTATGCCAATTACTGCATCAATATACCAAACATCAGCATTTTCAATATCACGAAACTCCATTGCATCACTTTTGGGAGCAATTTTTACTGGAGTACCTATGCTGACGAGGTTATATCTACGCAACAGCCGCTCAATATCATCCATATGCTCATCAGTAGGTGGCACCACCATTTTGATGCGAAAATCGTATTGTTTTTGGGCTTCTTCCAAATATGTTTTGAAACTTTTCATAGCACCGCTTTCAAATCTTCGCTTATTTAGCTTCCTTGCTGAACTCACGCAATTGTTCCAGCAATGCATTGCGGTCCAGTACCTTGATATTGCCTGTGTCAACTGGCTCTGCTTTGTCTGGAAAAGCTTTTTCCAGTTTCAATCTGTCTAAATCCAGCTTCATTTGCTTGAATCTGCGATCCATCTTGCTATTGCGTGCATCCAAAGCCACCTTTAACATGGTTGCACTTGCAGTGAAAATTTCTCCCGCATGTCGCATTTCCACTGTCATACCCAGATCATTTAGGTTTTTTCCCCACTCAATAGCCAAACTGGCAATTTCATTCATTTCATTATCATGAACCTCACTTGGGTCCTGATCACGGAAAGATTGCGCCAATGCATGAGCTTTTTCCAAGCTGCTTTCCACCAAGTCTTGAGAAGGAACACTGTCTTCCAACCTAGGTAAGCCAAAGGTTTCTTCCAACTGTTCAAAACGTCCCATCATTTACCTTTTTGTTTGAATATGCTGTCTTCATTTACAACTCTAAATCTCAAGCCTTGCTTGTTGGCCCATGCAAGCGCAGCAGCCCATTTTGCAGTGTTAATAATAACAAAGGCACGATCTCTCTTGCTTTTGGCATTTTCCATCAAGGTTTCTTTTTTGGGTTTGATTTCAATCAATTCACCAATATTGTTTCCTGCTTTGTCTTGATACACAACCAAAAAATCTGGCACGTACAAGCTGGGTTTTCCCGTCAAGGGATTTGTATAGGGTATTTTGATAAATTCACTTGCCCACTGGATTACACTGGGATGACTGTCGAAAAAATTCATGCAGGCCAATTCCCAAGAACTTCGGAATGTCGGCAATGGATTGCCCACCACTTTGCTGGGATTTTTGGGCGTGAAGATGCCTTGACTGTATTTGAGTGCCATGCATCTATTTAGAAACTTATGTTGTTTGAGCCAGAATCTTTGCGTTCAGCATCAAATTATTCAAATAAGGAGGTTCAGGACTGCCACTGTTATAGCCTATTTGACTTCCCTGTGTGCGGAAAAAATTCATGTTTTCCAACAGCTCTGGACTCATCACACCATTCTTGAACAAACTCAATGGACTTGTGCTTAAGCTTTTGGCAGTTACAGCAGCCACAGCCCCATATGTGTTGCTGAGATTTTCAGGGACAGTTTGTCCTGAAAACATGCTTTTGGCAATGGCATAGCTTTCTGGATTGACTTGAAAGCTATTGTCCAGCGGGCTGTTTTGTAAGTCATATGCACTGGCATTGATGGGCCGTGACTGCAATTGCCCCGTAGTTGGATCTTGAAACTGCCTCGTGCCTTGTGCATTGACAACAATGCTTTCTTGCCCAAAGTTATTGCTTTGGTCAATCAAATTCCTGGTAATAAGATCTTGTACCATTACACGAAACGCCCCCATCTGTTCAAGGAACTGGAACCAATCCGTTGTGCAATGCGCCCACCGATGCCTGTTACGCCACTGGCGCTTATCACTCTGCTTCCCAAACTGCTTAACACTTGGCCCACAAAGGGTACATTGCTGGCAACATTGTTCAAGAGCCCATCAACAGCATTTTGTATGCTGTCATCCAGTTCCAACAAAAATGTGTTCACCCCGCCAAACAAATCAGGTGGTTCATAATAGTCGCCACCATTTAAATTGAACTTGCTAATGAGTTCCGGACTCAACTTGTAAGCAACTTCCTCAAAAGCCACCCCCTCATGTTTGACAGTCATGTTGATGCTGTTGAGGCCACTGCTTTCAGTTTCCATGCTGTCAAATTCCAAACTTGATATTTTGGGATTGTAGACTCTCATTTTGGTGTATTTTCCACCATAAAATGTGTAAATGTCAAGACTCTCAAAGAAGTTAGTGTCAGGACCTGGCTGTGGACTGAACCCCCAGCCACTGCCAATGCTGAACTCTCGCTCAATAACACTGCTGCGCCACGCTGCTGCGTTCCCACTTGTATTATTGGGTCGTAGTCTACCATCCCCAAAATACCAATTGTAGTAGTCTCGCCAAACTCTCAAAACCCTATCATCCACAGTGTCATGAAAAGTAATATTCAAGTCTGCGTAATCAATACCAGTGTATATCACACGCTTTCTGTTGTATTGTTTCAAAATTTTTGCTTCGGGACTGAATTTGGGCCTGTCTATTGTTTTGATTTGAAAAGCAAATCCAGATTGCCAGCTGCTGAATTCTCGCAACCGGCTGATGGCAGGTCCTGCATTGAAACTGGCATAAAACAAAAACTTCTGGCGTGGCATAGCACTGATGACACGATTGGTTTTTGTGTGCTTGGTTGCATATCTGCTATTGCGCAATATCAACGGAAGGCCGCGATAGTAGGTTCTGCTACCAGCTGATGCACCAAGCTCATCAGAAGTTTGTTGTTGTGCTTCGCTAGCTGATAACGGCACTAGATTATCCTATGCTGACACCAGCTCTAAATTGTGGATTCAATTCAAACAATCCGTCAGCAAGTGTGGCATTGTCAAATCTCACTGTCAGCTGAATGTCCACAGGGTCACTGCTGTTGTATTCCAAGTTCTGATAATCCACTGTTTCAAGGAAACAGCCTTCCAGTGTCCAAGTTTCAAACACTGTTTCGTTACCACCATCAAGTATTTCAAGAATAGTTGTGAACTTGTAATTGATGCCCGCAGCAACACTAGTTTGTTCAAAGAAGTTCATTTGTTTTTGTAGCTGATGACCCACTAGCTTGCTAACACTGTTGGTGATATCATCACGCACAGTAATATTCATTTGCTGCCAAGTTGCCTTGCCAGCGTAATGCATAATGGAATTGTAGCTGTGTACCTCAACGCTGTTCATGCTTACATTGGGACGAGCAGCACTCACTACCTGTTGTGTCAGCTCCAAACCGCCAGCAATGGGGCCAAAATTGATCACACGCACACGGAAGCGATGTTTGATCTTCGGCATCAGCAAGCCATTTCTTGCACCGTTAATGGGAACGCCGAATTTTGAAAGAGTCTCTACCATGCTCTACTCCAGAAACTTGTTTATTGCAAACTTATTTATGGCGAGAGTGTGGAAAATTCAGGGGCAGTTGTTAAGCGTGACCCACAACTCCATAAGCTATTTGTGCTATACTTTCCTGTTGACTGCTGAGGCCTTGCAGGATAACCAAATGTGCACTATCAATTACTTCTTGTTGATGATCGTCTGCAACAAGTGAAATCATGTTGCCCAACGTTTCACTCAAGCTTTCGATCAGCATACCCAGTGATTCATTCTTGCCCATTGTGGCTGAATAGTGCTCAAATAAGGCTACGCTGAGCTTGGTGAGTTCACCTGTTACTCGTTGCCTTTCATCATCAAGACTGGTTTGAGTATCTGAATCATTGTCTTCAGATTCAAGAATTGAGCTTGTCATATTACCTGCAATTGTTTTCTCTTATTTAAGCTTAAGCTCCGACTGTTGTCTGTCTAGATCCAAAATTATGGATAGATATTGTTATAAAGCCTTAAATAACTATATACTAACAAGAGGGGAATAGCTATGACCATAACGTGTAAGTTGTGTGAAAAAATATTTGACAAGATTATCAGCAGCACTCATTTGAAATTCTCTCATCAAATAAGTAGTGAACAATACCGACAAAAATTTGGGCGTGACAGCTTAGCTTGTGCGGACTACAAAAAACAACTTAGTTTAGAGCGCAGCGGAGAAAAAAACGGCATGTTTGGTAAGAAACATGCGCAAGCCAGCTTACAAAAAATGAGTGAAAAGAGGGAAGGTAAAATTCCGGCAAACAAAGGCCAGAAAGTAACTGATCCCAATCATCTTGAAAATATACGCAAAGCTGTTGCAGCACGAACTATCAAATGGCAGCAGAATGATACACATCCCAGAAAAGGGGCCATATTGAGCCCCTCTACTAGGACTCGGATCAGCCAAGGAGTGCAAGATTACGCACAGCAGAATCCAGCATTGATGAAACAACGAGCAGCAAAAGCCAAACAAACCTTGCAAGAGCAAGGTTATGATTTTGGGAGTCATATGCGTGGCAAAAAACACTCACAAACAACCAAAAACAAAATCAGTGCAAGCAGTCGCTTGTCTGCATTGAAAAAATCAATGTTGAGCAATGATAAAATGTTACAAGCAATTTCTGATGCAAATTTATTGTATGAGAGTGTGGAAGGTCAAAATGTATTTGTTAAATGTATTGCATGTAACAATCAATTCTCTATTACAAAACAATATTTCACCATTTCCAAATGGCGCAAAGACATTTGCCCTGTTTGTAGACCAATTCCCGTTAAGTCCAATGCTGAACTTGAGCTGCTGAGCTGGATCCGATCCGTTTTGCCACACGAAACTGTTTTAAGTGGCAACCGATCAACTATCTTTCCCTTGGAACTGGATATCCTGATTCCACACAGGAACCTTGCAGTGGAATATTGTGGGCTATATTGGCATAGTGAACTACAGGGGAAAGATAAAAATTATCACAAAAACAAAAAAGAATTATGTGCTGCCCAAGGAATATCCTTGATTACTGTTTTTGAAGATGAATGGTTAACCAAACAAGACATAGTAAAAAGCAGGCTACAACATATACTAGGTATATGTCACAACAAAATTTCTGCAAGAAAATGTGTTGTGAAACCCATTGATGCCACAATAGCCCGTGACTTTTGTACGCAAAATCATATTCAAGGCAATGGGGCCAGCAAGATTTGCTTGGGACTATATTATGGAGAACAATTGGTCCAAGTGGCAACTTTCAGTCAACCCAATATCAGCAAAGGTTCTCGGAACACGGGGGCAGATGTCTGGGAATTGAGTAGGTTGTGCAGTATCACAAAAACACAAATTATGGGTGGAGCAGGAAAACTATTCAAATATTTTGTAACCAATTACCATCCAAAACAAATTATAAGTTATTGTGATTTAAGATGGAATCAAGGAACAGTTTATGAACAATTGGGATTTACTTGCATAAGTTTAGGTACGCCAAATTATTGGTATTTCAAGGTACCAAATATTACAAGACTGCACAGATTTAGCTTGCGCAAGAACTCACAAGATGATCCAGCCTTGACAGAATGGGAAAATCGCAAGGCTCAAGGTTGGAACAGGATTTGGGATTGCGGTAGCAGTAAATGGATATGGCTTAATGAAAAACCGGAGCAGTGAGCTCCGGTTTTTCTTGTTATAGATTCAACTATTATGGCAATGGATCGCCAGTGTTCAAAATTCGCAATGGTATGTAAATGAATTCAATTGCTTTAGTGGGTTTTACAGCCACATCAATCCACAACTCATTTCGATCAATACGTGTTGGCGAATTATTGGACTCATCACAAACAACTGCGAAGTCATACACTGCACGCAAGCTTACCAAGTCACCAAAGAAGCTTTCAAAAGTGCGAGCCACACTGTCACGTGTTTGTTTATCATTAGGCTCAAACAAGAAGGGTTTGGCCAAAATATCCAATTGATAGTTCAAATAGTTGATCAAACGTGCCACATTCACTCGATCCAGTGCACTGCTCAAGGGGCTGAGGGTTTTCTGACCATATACTACCAAGCCACGACCAGGAATGAATGCAATGGGATTGATTTTGTTCTGATACAAAGTGTCACGTTGTCCTTGACTCAATGCAACAGGAACATACTCATTCTCTGCATTCAAGTAGCCCACACTGCTGACTGCACTTACTAGTCCGCGTGTGAACCCTGCTGGGGCAAACCAGGGGTAAGCAACTTGATCGTTAAATGCAATAGTGCGTAGGATGGTCATGCTGGGCGGCACAAATATTTGTGTGCCGTCAATGTTTGTGGCCAAGCCCCAAGGATAATAGACACCACCATAGCGTGTAGCAGTAATCAAAGCTTCTTCACCATTGCCCACTGCATTAGCTGCATTTGTTGCCCAATTTTGGATACTTGTGCCATCTGGCTGCAAGCGTGCAGGTGTGTCCACGACAATGAACGCAACGTCTTTTTTGTCTGTGTTCAAAGTAACCATTTCGTCCAAAAGCTCAGGATAGGCAGGCACAGCCATCAAGTTGAACACATTGCTTTCACTCCGCAGTTCTTGACTTGCTGCCAATGCACTGGCCATAGCAGTAACAATCAGCTGTCTTTGAGCCTTGCGCAACATGTAAGGTGCACCAGTGTTCATCAAACCACTTGCTGTAACCCACCGGTTTCTGTCACCACTATTTTGTTGAGTAAGTGGGAGGTAGTTGACCTTGTATTGTTTTACGTTACCAAAGCTGTAGCGTGTATTGAACAGCAATAGGCCAAAGGGATAGGGCAATGCACTGGGAGCATCAGGATCTACAGTATCGCTCACCAACATATCAACAATAGCTTGACTGCCGGTGCTGGTGCCGTTGGCAGTCCAGCGTGCGTCAGCAAACAAGATGCCATTGCTACTGCTTTGGTCAGTGTTGTCTACCAAAAGCCATTGGCTGTTGAACGCATCTCTTTTGTAGATCTTGGGATAGTTTTCTAGGTCACTGGTGTCAATCCAAATGTCATTATCCACCAATGGTAAGCCACCAGATTGTGTAGTGGGTGCAGTTGCACTAAGGATTGGGCCATTGGGATCAGTTGCTGTATAGACATTGCGATAGCCTTTCCAAGTGCTACCATCGCTTACCATCAAGTCAACTCTCAAATTGGCATTATACCACAATGTGCCATCTTCAGGCAAGCCACTGGGCGTAGAGCTGCTTTGAGTGTATTTGTCGCCAAAGTCCACTGTGCTGGCAACATAGGAAGGTATAGTGCGCCATGCAGTGCCGTCCCAAATCTTCACCAAAAACACACCAGTTTGTGTCAACACCTCTGGGCCGTCTTCATTGTAACGCACATAGATGCTTCCCACTGTGCGATTGGCGCCGTATCCAGCAGTGGCACTAGCGTCGTTTGCATACAAAGGAGCCAAACGCTTGTTCCAAGTGTTTGTACCGCTATTGTATCTCTTTACAACATAGTTGGCACCGCGATTCCCACTCACAGTATTGACCCAAATGTTGCCAGCTGCAACTTGACTTAATTGATCAGGTTGTGGGGTACCTACACTGTATCCCTGATACACAAGACTGTTCCCATATGTGATACCAGTGGGTATGCCTGCGCTAACAAGTGGTGCAGTAGTAACATAGCCCACTGCATTCTCAAGGCTGAACAACGTTCCTGTTGGACTGTAAATCCTTAGACGATTATCAGTTGTTTTTTCAGCCTTGATCAAATTTGTTAGTCCCACAGTGGGATCAGCGTTGATTGCAGCCACAACAGTGTCCAGTGTTGTGGGCAAGGGGGATACAGCACTTACATTTATGTTTGCACTTACGCTTCCTGCACCAAAACCAGCTGTAACTGTAACAATCTGAGTTGGGCTTACACTTGTAACAAAAGTTGGAGACACTACCGAACCTGTGACACTTTTGTAATAAGTGCTGGACAGTTTCATATTTGCACGAGCAAATCCACCTAGTCCGCTGCTGGTAGTGGTATCCAGAAGTTGTATTGTGTTGCCACTGTAGTCAGTAAGTCTCAAATACTTGCTTACACCAACTGTGTAGGTTGTTGCCAAAATTTGAGTAGTAGTTAATTGTGCATTGATATTGGTTACAAAAGTCTCTAGGGTACCTGCAGGAACAGTAATAGTGTAGGTTTGTGTGCCTCCGGCGGAGATGTGAAACAAAGTGCTGGTGCCCGAGACAAAAGTTTGTGTTACAGGATCGGTGCTGTTCACAACAGTTGGGGATGCTGCTGCCCAACTATGCCCTGGATATTCCGTTTCAGTGCCACCAACTGGATACCAGCGATTTACTGTACCCTGTGCAGTTGTTTGGCTGATTTTTTCAAAAATTTGCACAGAGGGCACCAAAACAGTGCTTCCAAGGCCTTGAACAACACTCACTGCATTCACGGCCAAATCACCATTGGCACCAAAGTCATTCACAGGCACTATGTAATTTTGTTGTGGTTTGTTGTTGGCCAACGGTGCTATTTGTGTGTTGACAAAACCCAAATCCGTAAGCAAGGAGCTTGGTGTTGCATTTGCCACACTGATTTCCACCGAGATATCACTGCCCACCAGCCGCAGATTGTAGACAGTGGTTTCTGTAGGAACAGCAGGTGCCACAACCTTAAGCTTTTCTAGTCGACTGTAAATCTCAGCTTTGATGCCTTTCTTGCTCAAGGTGGTGTTGCTGTTGATTGTTTGAACTATGGTGTTCAACGTGTCAGTTAACCCTATGGTTATTTGTACATCTGCAATCTCCAGTGTTCCATTACCACCAGGGGATACGATAGAGAGATTGGGGTTGGTGCACTGTGTTTCACGGAAGCATTGGACAATTCTTTGAAGCTGCGAAGCAGTGTCAATTACTTTGGGGCGCAACGCTCCCCATGCCAAACCGCTGTTGACATTGCCATTGCTCCTAAACAAGCCCCAGGAGGTTTCAGTCAAATCCAACCAATAGTCGCCATTTACTGGCTCTCCAACAGGCTCTGTTCCTGTTGGTGCCAAGTCTGCCAAGTCCACATCAGCCCGCATAACATAGGCGCTGTTGGCCAAGCCCAAGTATTGGTAAGCTGAATACAGCCCATACTCATTGAGTTCGTTACCATGTTGTGGAGTGCCAGCTTGAGTATAAAATTTGGGATTGCCAAAAGTTTGAAGCAACTCTCTTTGGCTGGTGATTCTGTAGAGCTTTCCAGCATTGGCTTTGATTGTTCCAGAGGCAATACTAGTGGCGTTGCCTGGTTGAGGCTTGTCTTGTGCAGTAGCCATCATAATGAATGGTACTGTGCCAGGGCCCGAACTGGCATAAAAACTCTCATCTATTACTTGTACTTGAACTCCAGGGCTTGTTAGATTGGCCATTTGTACCTCATCAAAAATATCTTGTAGGATATTTATGAAAAGGGGCTGAAAAAGCCCTGTTTCAGTCAGCGTGGTCCGGCGTGAATGTAGTTGAATTGTTCCTGGAGAACTTCTTGTTTTTCAGCTAGTTCCTCCCATTCAAATGTCAATGCACCAAATTCACGCACTGACACCCAAACTTTCTCTTGTTCTTCAACCAAACCAACCAGCACTCTGCCAACTTGTGCCCACCCCCCATGAAATTTCCAATTTAACGTTTGATCTTCAGTATCTGGAACATAAACAATGTCATCGGGTTTGGGCAAGGTTGTCACTTCAGCGTCTCCATAAATGTAATAACGTTCTGAGTCAAGTCTTGAATTGAACTGTTATTTACGATAGTATGATCAAACTTAGTGCCTATCCATTCGCGTTCACTTCGATGGATTGGTTTGATTTTTCGTAAAAATGGACTGGAAACAAATTGTATAAATGCCGGCTGCTGATTGAACCAAAGTGCTTGGTTGTAATAGCTGGGCAATGGATCTCGTTTGACCCAAACAATTGTGCCACCAAGACTCTTGACCATTTGTATTTCATTCAAGAATCTCACATCCGTTACTACTACTGACTTTTTTGACTCTTGGAGGAATTTTTCACAACGATGGGTCCAAAAGTCTTGAGAGACTTGATTGCGAATCAATTCGGTGCCAAGCTCTCTCATCATCAAACGAGGAGTAATGGGCTTGCCCAGCTTTTCAGTCCAAAAAGTGTCTTGAGTTTCTCGCCAAACTCTACTTTCTTGTGTTGTGCCTTCCAAAAGCTTGGCATTCCAGCCAAACATGCTGCTGAGTGCACTTTTGATGGGTTTGGCAAAACTTGTGGTTGTGAACCCTGGATATAGTTCTTTTATGATTTGTCCCACAGTGTCTTTGCCACTGCCTTGAAATCCCACTAGCCCTATGATGTTTTTCATAAGGCTATTATAAGGAACTTTCAAGTATAAATTGAGTTTTTAGCCCAAAATTACAAAACTGGATGGAGGTCAAATATACACAAAGGTATAGCCGTGTGTTTGCTTATACAGTCCGTTCAAAACTTTACGAATACTGTATCGAGGAATATTCAGTGCTTTGCAAGCGTCTGAAATCAAAACAAATTCTTGATTTGTTTCAATGCATTTGAACGGTTGCAAGTTGTATTTGTCTGTCATGGACCGTTTCATACCAGCAGTGTGCCGTTCAGTATAATCTGGATCATTCCAGTTTTGTTTTGCCTTGTTACGCTGGTTTTCCTTAACTTCAGGCTGTGCTAGATACAATCTTTTGTTGGCCTTGATATCTTCTCTGTTTTGAAGTTCTGTTTGAATGAGGCTCAACTTTTGTCGATAGCTGCTTGTTTGTGTCACTTGGCGTATTGCTGCTATCATTTTTTGTCGTTGTTCTGGATTTTTCCATGCAGATTTCATAATAGCTTGTTTTTTGAGCTTAGAGTTTTCGTTAGCAAGAGCCTCTTTGGTATTTTGGCTTATTTTTAACCGGGTATCCTGACTTGGTTTGATTCCGTTACCTCCGTCGCCACCATCTGTCCGGTTGTGCAACACACCGTTACCTAAATCTTTCCGGCCGTACCAACGTATCAAGCGACGCTCAAATGCAAAGGCACCTACTTCACTTAAATTTTGCGCCAATATAATAATGCGCCACTGTTCGTTTGGAGTATGGACGTGGGTGTGCTTTGCCCAAGCCCGGCTATTTTTGCCTTTGCCTATGTAATAAGGTGTACCAGCAGGTGCTGTTGTAGATGAAATCTTGCGAATATAGGCGTATACGTAGTACCCTAGTGGGTAAATATTCATGGCTGATTGCTCCTGTTTAGCATTTAGAGTGGGTGGGTGTTGGTAGCACCGCGATCCACAGCTCTATTTATACTACGGAGCTAGGTGATTATCCTAGTATTACAAAGCTGGATGGAGTTCCGTTATCCACATATTGCAAGAGTTCAATGTCCAGTTTTTCGATCTCTGCAACTGACTCTGTTTTCAATTCGGAACCTTTGAGCGTAGTACCTCCTTGTGGACCAATGATCTGGCCAAACTTGCTGTAAGCTTCTCCCAGCATGCCTTTGGCCACTGCCAAAGTATAACTTCTGATCCAGGGCTTGCTAAATGGATCCATGAGAATCATGTCGTCAGGTTTCATTTTGTTGACCCATAACAGCACAGTTTCATCACTCAGCAGTCGTCGAATAATAGTAAGTTTTTTGGTTACTGTATTGAAATGATAGTTGATATCGCGACCAAACATGCGCCCAGCTTGCTCTTGATACTGATAGAAGAGTTCAAAAGTCAACAAGCCTGCTGTGTAGCCACCTCCTGCGCCAGCTTGCAAGAGATAGAGATTGGTATACGCCAAACTGAAGGGATCAATATATGTGCCACCAGTGTTACCACCCAATCCTCGGCGGAATATTTGTCGCACATCAACTATCTCTTGTGGGAGATAATACTCTGTTGTTTCAGGTTGCATTTCCAAAAAAGCGTATGCTTCTTCCACTGCATTGGAGCTACGCTGCCGATAACGATCAAGAGCAATCTGAAGCGCCAGTTGAAAATCGCCTGGGTCCAATTCCACTTCCACCATTGAGCCCCCGAGCAATCGGGTAACGTCATCTATTATTCCTTGCTTCAAATCCAGTGTGCTGCTCATGAAAATATCCCCTTATGGGGATATTTATGATTACAGAGTATGCAGGTTGTTGCTATGTTTTGTACCAATCCTTCTTGAAGTACTGAAACATCCCATAGTCAGTGTAAAATGTATTCCATTTAGTCGCTGCAATAATTCTCTTGCCTTTTTCTGTATTGAGAAAGTCAACAATTTCATCGCCTTCTTGTTTTGAAGAGACTGCGATTCCAAAAGTAAGCTGACTCATACCATATTCACCTTTGTAGTCGTTGTAAGGATATTGAATTTCATTCTGATTCAATAGCACCTTACTCTTACCAAAGTGAATTGTTTGGTCATCAGACCAATAATCAAAATACCTTATCCCAATACCTTCCTTGTTAATAGTATGTACAACAGGGTACTTGTATTTTTTATCTGGGGTATCTTGGTGGACTTTTTGTGTATGGTAATAGGTATTATAGAGAACTTCACAGTCGTTGCCCAACAACACTTTGATTTCATCAAGTGCATAATTAGGCAACCACGGCCACTCAGCTAGATTGCATAAATGAACTTTACTTTCATGATCGGTTATCTGGGTTTTTGTGTCGTTGTTTGTTACGTGTTGTAAGAGGTAACAGTCTGCCCGAACACCGATACCAAATATATCCTGGTCACCTTTACCTGAAAACATTACTAGTTTTTTCAACGTATTTTCTCTAGTTAAAATTTGCCATAGATTATACCTATCGCTTGGCTTACGCCAACTCGTTGGATGAATCATTGCCATATAACCACCTGGATGCAGCAAGTCCAAGGCTGCTTTTACAAACTTTGGCCAAAGGGCAGACTCTCCTCGACTGCCCAATCTTGATTGTTGTGTTCCGTCTTGATATGGCGGATTTCCTACAATTACATCAAATTTCATATCACCCCAATCATGACTCAAAAAATCACTGATGTGCAAGTGCTTGCTCACCAACTTTTTGTTGTTCTTTGCATAATTTACACGAAGTTTGTTCTTCTCACAACCATATATTCGTGTGCTGATGTTTTCAACGCTGTGTCCTGCAGACTGCAAGCGTCGTTGAATCTCAATCAAAAATTGTCCACCGCCCATAGCAGGGTCCAAGAAAGTAGTTGTAGAGCTTTGCCAAACATCCTGTGGTAATGCATCAAGAATTTGATTCACTACTGGTGTGATTTCAAACTTCAAACGGCCCAACATTTTAAGATCTTTCTCTTGTTTTATTCAGTTATGAATGAAATTTCCTTTGAGGAAAGTTGGAAGTAATCAAACAGTTTTTGGTCATCCCAACTGCTGCTCAAGTCCACAAAAGGCAGCCTTTTGATTACATCCAAACTATTCCATCCGCTCCATTTGTTGTTTTGGAGAATCCAACGAAACAATTGGCTATTGAAGACAGTTTCTGCATTACTGACTTCCGTTTCTTGAATTTCCAAGTAGGCAACTGCTTGGCTTACACCAAAATCTTTTCCAATCCGGGGACGGATATCTCCGCTCAATGAGAAAGCAACCTTGTAGCGGCCAAAATTGGAGGGCTTGCTTTTCATATACAGCGTCTGTGCATGGGTGTGAAAAACCTCATGTCCTTTGTCACTGAACTTTTCTTTGTTGCTGGTATGACATTCTCCTCGTTTGAATCCAAAGCCAGCCTTGGAAAAAACCTTTTGGTTAATGCTCAAGGAAGCTTCAGAGATAGCTGCTGGCAACCACTCGGTTCCTTTGCTTACAGAGAACACGCCAGAGGGCGTTGTGACATCAAAAACACTGGCTGTGTTTTTGAGATCCAAGAAAAACCAACTGAACGTTGACCCAACATTAAAATGTTTGTCTACATCAAGACTGGCTTTTGTGATGTTTTTCCAAATCAGATCTTTGGCCTCACTGTTGCTTGCCCCTATCCAACTGTTGGGAGTAACCAACATCACATACTGGTTGCTGAGCTCACACGATTTAACAACAAACTCATACCAAATTGGCCATCTTTTGGCGCCATGATTGTTCTGATAAGGCGGATTGCCCACCACTACGTCAAATTTCATATTACCCCAATCACGACTCAAAAAATCAGAGATGTATAGATTATTACACACCAACTTTTTGTTGTTCTTTGCATAATTTACACGAAGTTTGTTCTTCTCACAACCCCACATCCTAGAGCTGATGTTGTCATCACTATGGCCATAGTCTCGTAGTCGTTGTTGGATTTCCACCAAAAACTGTCCACCGCCCATAGCAGGATCAAGAAAAGTTGTTGTGCTACTTTGCCAGATTTCCTTGGGAAGATTATCTAGAATCTCATTTACCAGAGGTTTGATCTCAAATTTCAACCGACCCAGCATCACAATCTCTACAAAAAGTGTAATTGGTATAATTACACAAGACACAATTACGTCAACAAATCTTATTGAAACAGTGAATCAAACGTGTTATCAGAGATCACGTAACCGCCATTGCTGTCCTTCAAGAAAGTGTAGTTGTAGAGCAATCCATCTGCACACACAATGTTACCATCATTGCCTGTGGGAGAGAGACCCAATTTTTGTCTGCATTTTTCCCAATTGTCTCGTTGCAGTTCAACACCATAGATTTGGTTATCCAAAATATGACGCTCTCGCAATCTTGGATCTGGCTGCCAAACAGCCAACCCCTCCATAAGACGTTTTTTCACTTCTATCAAAAATGCACCTTCACCACAACTGTTGTCTAGCCATGTTTTTGTTGGATCTTGCCATATTTCTTTTGGCAATTGATCCAAGATTTCATTTACCAGTTCTGGGGGAGTGAACACTTCACCAAATTGTTTCTTTTTCTCTTCTTTTGAGAGAACTGCTGTATCAAATTCATCGCTTAAAATATCACTCATGGATTCCTACCTTGCACTTATTATATTCATCCACCACAACAAATGCTATGCAGTCTTTTTTTGATAGTTGTTGTAGACAAACTCTTTTTCAGTTGTGGAAAGGCCAAATAGCTTGCATAGCTTGTCATCAGTCCAGGACTTAGATACGTCCAACAAAGGCAGTTTGATAATGCCAGTATTGAATCCGCTAGTTTTTTCATTGTTGATATAAAATTGATACAACTTGCTTGTCAAAAAACTCCAACAATTCTTTGCACTTTTTTCGTCAGGCATCGGTAGTCCGAGACTTCCTGCGCCAATAGCATATGTGTTGCTGGTGTCAATCAACATGTATTTGTAAGGGTCTGATTCCAAGTAATAGTAGCCGCTGAGATTCAAGACAATCTTCAAACCTTGTTTTTGATTTTCTTGGGCTGTGAAATATTTGTCTTTGTTGGCTGCGGTCCAAAAAACAGGAACCCGCCCTTTTCCACCTTTTTCAAACAACACTTTAGTTGTCAAATAATGTTCAAGGCTTTTACCTTGAACATCATTGTATGTAATACTTTTGAGCCTTGGGGCGTTGTGGTTGTCAATCTTGCTCATGATTGCATAGGCCAGAGCTTGCTCTGGAGTCAAAGCCACTTGCTGCCCTTGATATTGAACTTGTGTTTCAACTCCGTTGCTGACCAACCTTGTGGGCCTTGAAGGTATTCCATTACAATGCAGCAACCATGCTGCAACAGTTTCTCCGATGTCAAAATATTGTTTGGTATCGGACAACACCCAAGCCAGATGATTTTGTGCAAAAATGTTTTTGGTCAAGTTGTCGTAGCTTTTGCCATCAGGACGGACCAACCAACTGGCAGGTGTGACCATAGCAATGTATCCATTTGGTGCTACAATCTTAAAAGAGTTTTCAATAAAAAGTGGCCACAACTTTTTTTGTGCAGATTCTGTACTTTGATAAGGAGGGTTACCAACAATCACATCAAATTTCATATCACCCCAATCATAATCCAAAAAATTGCTGATATAGAGATTACCTGAAACCAGCTTTTTGTTGTTCTTTGCATAATTTACACAAAGTTTGTTCTTCTCACAACCATACACCCGTGCAGCAATGTTTTCGTCTGTATGACCAGCAGCTTGTAGGCGTCGCTGAATTTCAATCAAAAATTGTCCGCCTCCCATGGCTGGGTCCAGAAAGGTGGTTTCTGAACTTTCCCAGACTTGTTGAGGAAGCTGATCCAGCATTTCAGTCACAAGTGGTTGGATTTCAAATTTAAGACGGCTCAGCATAATTTCATACCTTATCGTAAATCAGTTCCAGCCATTGGCGCTTGATAATGCCCTGATCAAACAGTCTCTGAACTGTTTCCCAGCGCACACCAAATTCCTCTGCAATGCTTTCTTGCGTGTCAGGATCATCCTTAATCACTTCCAAGGCTTCTTGAAGCAGCAAGCAACCGCTGCCGTCCCGGATCACATCAATGTTTTCCACAATTGCTGTGATCCGTTCACGTGCTTTCCGCATTTCATTTACTGCTGTGTCTTTTTCTTTAGCGGGCTTGGCCTTTTTGGGCATGATTTTTGTCTTGCCTTTGGGCACTGCTGCCACAGGATTGGCACGCTCGTATGCTACTACTCCTGTTGCCAACTCTCGGATGCAATCAGGGTCCAACTGAGAAAGATCAGCGGTGCTGCCAATCACACGGCTGACACTTTTACGGGCCAGCACTTGTGAAAGATATGAGTCTTTGTTGACTTGCACACTGGAATGTGCACTACCCTTCCAGATGTCTACTGTGCTGAGAACCTCGCTCAATACCTCAGCAGCACTACGCTTGGGGTTCTGCTTTGTGATGTTGAACGTAGTTTCCAAGAGCATGCTGTCAAACTTGTCGTCTCGATTGGGATCAAAGCTGAGACTGATGATCTTGCCAACTTTGTTGGGATCACGACCTGGCGTTAGCACTCGACTCATTTTTTGAATAGTGGCACCCACCTCACCACTGTCGTAAGCCAGATACAGCTCAGTAATCTGTGGAATACTGAAGCTGCGTTGTGCCATCAAACTGCTGATGATCAACACACTTTGATTGAGTTTCACAGCTTGTTCAATCTGTTCCAGCACTTTTTGTTCTGCATTGGCATTACGTACTTTTTGACCACCCACAAGGATATTGCCACCCAGCACAATCACACGCCAAGCAGGAAGAGCACTTTGAGCAATCACACCAATAGCAGCCAGCTGACCATCCTGCACTTTGGTGCTGCCAGGCACAAACATCATGGCTGTTTTTTGCTTTTCTCGCCCAAACCAATTCTGGGTTTGAAGGTCCACGTTGGCTTTGTCAACACCATGCTTGCCCAAGAAAACTGTCTCCAGCATACGAACAAAAAAGCCTTTGGCCTTTTGTGGGTGTGCTGCAAACTTGCTCCAGCTGGGCAACAGCTTCATGTCTTCATCATCAAACTCACCAGCAGCTACGCTCTGCATCACAGGCTCGCTCAAGTCAAGCTGATACAGTCGCATATCAGGAACAAGAGTGTCTCGAGTAGTGTCAACCACAAAATGCTTAAGCATTGCCAGTAGTCCCTTGTTGCACAGCATGCTTTTGAACCAAAAGCTCTGGATAAGTAACACTTAGCATTGTGTCAATTTTCCACAGCTTGCTGGCTCGATCAGCATTTGTGCCTGTCATGATCAAAACACGATCTCGCTTTCCAATATGCTTCTTCAACAGCTCAGCCTGCCCTGGGCGATAGCTACCGTAGTCTGCCTCATCAACAATCAACAGCCTCTCAACCCGTTTTTGGCACAGCCATTTGATCCTGGCCTCACGCTGGCTACCACTGCACATGCTGAGATAGCAAATCACAGGTTTCTTGCTCTTGAGGGCTTGGGTAACTTGTTCCTGCCACCCATCCTTTTGAGTGTCCACATGTTGATAGTGGCTCCACTGCTGGAAGCTAGTGAGATCTTTGGCAAAACTGGCAAAAACTGTTTTCACGTAGCTGGCAACAATCACAAGTGGTGCATTCAGCTCGCGGGCAACTGCACCACTGTAAATGGTTTTGCCAAAACGAGCACACAGCTCAGCCAGCACCACTTGCTTGCCCTGCTCATAGGCCTCAAGAGTTTGGAGGCACATCCTGTATTGCATGGTGCTGAGGCCAGCTGAGGGCAGTTCCTGATTCACACTTGCCAAGTGCTGATTGACCTTCAAAATCAACTCTAGGCTGCTGATGGTGTGAATCTCACCAGTTGTGCCTTTCCGGTGACCCACGAACCCACGCACATAGTCATCCATGCGAGCATGTTGCTGGCAACGACCAACCTTTGTGGCGTAACTGGTTACGTCCCAGATGTGATCAATGCTGACAATGCCTGAGTTGAGCAAGTCTTTTCGAACACCAAGACTGTCCCGCACGCGAGCACGAACAGAGTCCTCAGGACTTTCCCCAGGCTGCACCCAACGTTCTCCAAACTTGCACTCATGGGGACTGGTGGACTCACTCCACACATAGAGAAACATACGTCCTGGTTTTTTGGCCATCAATTTGTTCCTGCTTTGAGCTTGTGATAATTTTGAATCAAGGTGGTGTAATCATAGAGCAGTAGGCGCAGCTTTCGCACAATGAACATGGTGAATGCAAATATGTCAACCCAGCCCATTCCCCAAAGCAATAACACCAAGGCTATAAAGAGATAGGACTCGGTCAACAGTTGTTGAATACAGCCTTCAGGTGTGCTACTGTTCTCGATTGCTCCACGAATGCTCCATTTGGAGCTCAACAGCCCTCCGCCCACCATCAGCAATACCAAAATCATATCAGCCATCGTCATGGTGACGCTCCATACAGTCTGCTTGACGGTCCAGCCATCCAGCGCAAGCTGTCTTGCATTTGGCTACCTGAAAAAACACGCTCACTAACCACAAATTCAGGCCAAGCCAAGTGCACTAGGGCAGCATCTTCCTTGGAACTGCACCACACTTGGATGCCAAGATTTCCATAGTTGTTTTCAGTTGGATGCTCCCTACTGTTGGGATCTGGACGATACTTGAGAAAGTAGGGCGCCAAAAGAATCTTGCCCAGTTGGCTACACCACACCAAAAGGTCAGTATCACTCTCACATTGGCTCTGCCCATACATCCACCCCAACACAACTCGAGTCCAAGGACCTTGAACGTTGACGTTGGAAACTTCAGCGCACAGTTGGTTGAGCTCGAGGCTGCTGGGCAAACCTCCTTGGTAGTATCCTGCCCAGCGCCTAGTCCACCTGTGAGCAAACTCTTGCGGACTTTCCCTTTCCAACAAGCTTACACCTTGCCCCAAAAAGCTTTGACCACGCTCTTGCCGCGCGCATTGTTCAGTCCCAGCTTCTGGATCACAATCCCCACCATCTCTGTCTCGTTAACCTTGCCCTTGTTTTCCCGGATAAGCTCGCGCACCTGAGAAGCAACGCTGAGCCCACTGCTGGCCTTGCTGGGCTTGGGAGTGACGTTGCTGATGGTCTTCTTGCCCTTGACCTTCACTGGATTGCTCTTGCGGGGCTTGGCTTTGGTTGCCAGCGTTTCCTTGCTCTGCTGATTAGGAGCAGGGCTGCTGCTCAGCGCCCGCACAATAGCCTTAAGAGGCTTTTCCCAATCCCGGATCAGCTTGTCGCTCTGTGCCTCAGCAAGAGCATCAGCGTAGTGTTCTTGCAAGCGAGAAAGCACCTTGGGTGCACCATACTTGGCCACAATCTTCTCCACTTCCTGGGGCAGCTCGCGCAAGGTCATCTTGCCTTTCAGCACCAAGGTCTTGAGATTGTCGATCCGAGCGTAGCACGCCACATAAGCCTCAATGAGGCGCCCTGAAGCAGTAAGGGCCAACTGGTCCATACCACTGTCTGTGCCCACCTGCTTGGCCTGCCCCAAGCCATTGTCAATGTAAGTGTGGCTCCTGGGGCTCAGCTGGGCTCCACGATTGAGGCAGTAAGCAATCTTGCCCATGGTCTGCTGCACCCCAAAAGGCACGTTCTTGACCAAGCCCGCATCTTGGGCACGTCCGGCCTGCGTGAGATAAGCTTGCGCTTCCCGAATCAGTTCCTCGGGCTCCACAGCCTGATGCACCCAATTCAGTGCCAGTCCATACCGCACATCAAAGTCCGGTGCAGTGTAGTCCAGCGTACTGAAGTCTGGAGTGCTCTTGCTGTGCAGGATTTCTTGCAGCTTAGCGTCGGTCCGAGTCAAGCGAGCCATTTGGGTTACTCCTGTCTCTATGCCTGGAACCTACACTGGAGTGGCTGTTGTGTCTACCTATTTTTTGCCATTTTATCAAAATTTTTTGGTGTGTGATATTTGCCACAAAAAGACTTGGGACCATTGAGCACTTTGCCCTGCTGTCCCAAGTCTCCTGCATCTCTGATAGTGCAACCAAAGTCTCAGAGAAGGCTGTATAACCTTACTTCCAGACAGGTGTCCCGTCCAGAGATTTTACCTCATTGGCCCACGCTTGCCGGATCCGTGTCTTAACCTCCTTTGGTAAAGGCACGTAGTCCAATTTCTCAGCTATCTCGTCTCCATAGGAAAATGCCCAATCAAAAAACTTCATGGCTGTAAGGCTTGTGGTGGAGTTTTTAGGGTCGCGGGGTAGCAGGATAAAGGTTGGGCTTACAATAGGCCATGTGTCCTTTCCAGGCTGATCTATGAGATTGACAGCAAAATTTGGCACATTCCAGTTGGCTGCGGATGCTGTTGCCTCAAAGTTTTTGTGGGTGGGGCGAACCCAATGGCCATCCTTGTTCCGAATTTGTGTGGTGACCAATCCAGCTTGCTGAGCGTATGCGTTTTCCACATAGCCGATAGCTCCTTTGATCTGGCGCACACTGGCACTTACTCCTTCATTCCCTCTTGCACCTGTACCAGTGGGCCACTTAACAGAAGTGCTGGCACCAACTTTTTGTCGCCACTCATCGCTCACTGCTGAGAGGTAGCTGGCCCACACATAGGTTGTGCCACTACCATCTGCCCGATACACAACTGCTATCGCCAAATTGGGAAGGCGCAGAGTGGGGTTCAGTTCTACAATTCGTTGGTCATTCCACTTGACGATCTTGCCAAGATAGATGTCAGCTAGAACTGGGCCAGTAAGCCTCAGCTGGTCAGTTTCCAATCCAGGAACATGCACAGCCGCTACCAAACTGCCCATTGCAGCAGGAAATTGGAGCAAGTTGTTTTTCTCAAGGTCTTCTTGTTTCATGGGAGCGTCACTTGCGCCAAAGTCAACAGTTCTGTTGCGAATTTGGTTTTGCCCAGCCCCGCTGCCCACGCTCTGATAGTTGAGTTGAATTCCAATTTTTTTAGCTTCTTCGCCCCATTTTTGATACAATGGGTTGGGAAAAGTTGCCCCGGCGCCATTGATGGGTTGTGCCAGAACTGACACAGTAGAGCACAGCACAAATGCTGCTGTCATCAGCAGTTTTTTCAGATACATAGTTATTCCTTTCCAATACATTTTGGCCTCATAATACTGATTGATTTTTGGCCTGCACACAAGCAAATGGTTAACATTTAACAGAACCGTAATACAAGCTGTGCCTTACTCAAATCTAATAGGGCCCTAAATAGCACAAATAAAGGAACAACTATGCCACCGTTAACGTTTTGGAATGGCGTTGGGGCCAAAAACAAAGATTACAAGTTTTTTGATCGTATGGCGTCCCAGTATATGAATATGGGCGGCACTGAATTTTATCTACACAAATATCTTGGTCCCACTAATCCTGATCCCAAAAACGTCACACCTGACACAGATGAAACCAACTTACTCAGTATATCTGACCTAGTTAACCTTGAAATCCGTGACAGAAAATACGACAACGATGTCTACAGTATCAAAGGACACTATTTGGTAACTGATACTGAATTTGACCTCAAGCAGTTTGGGTTTTTTCTCAGCACTGACACTGTGTTCATCACCTTCCACATCAACCAAATGGTAACTCAGCTGGGCCGTCGCATCATGAGCGGAGATGTCATAGAGGTGTTACACATGCGGGATGATACCACCTTGGATGGTCGTCCCATCAACAAGTTTTATGTTGTACAAGAGGGCACGCGACCTGCAGAAGGATTCAGTCCCACCTGGTGGCCACACCTATGGCGTGTAAAATGTCAACCGTTGAGTGACAGCCAAGAGTTCCAAGACATTTTGAACAAAGAGCTGGAAGACCGGGGAGATGGCATTGTGCCTGAGCCCAACCCAGATGGTAGTATGCCTACCTTAGGGCAATTGAACAGCACTTACGACAAAGAAATTTCCATAAACGACGCTGTTTTGGAAGAGGCTACAGCTAATGTGGCGTTCCGCAACTGGCAAAGCACACATTTCTACATACTGCAAGAGGATTTGGACAAGCCCATCAGTGTCTACAACTCCGATGGCATTCCGCCAAACCAAAGCAAGCCAGTGCCGTCAGGCACCAGTTTTCCCAGCGTCTACAAGGAAGGTGACTACTTTCTCCGAATGGACTACTTGCCCCCAGTGCTATACAAACGCGAAGGCACCAAATGGAAAAGAGTAGAGACCAACTATCGTGCACCTTGGCTGCCTGCCAATCGTGTTTTGACAACATTTATCAACAACAGTAACAAAACCACATATCCTGATGGGACTACTGTTGACGAACGGCAAAACTTGCGCACTACAATCAAGCCCAAACTTGATCCAGACATTTTATAAGGAAATTATCATGAGCAAAACCACAGGCGAAAAAGGCTTATCTCTTATCAAAAGCTTCGAAGGTTTGAAGCTAGATGCTTATATCTGCCCAGCCGGTGTGCCCACTATTGGTTATGGCACAACCAAAATAAATGGCCAAGCCGTAAAGGTTCCATCTACTATAACAGAGTCACAAGCCAATGAGTTTCTCAAAACTGATGTGAAAACCTTTGAACAAGCAGTGAACAGTGCTGTAACTGTTCCCATAACTCAAAACCAGTTTGATGCACTAGTGAGTTTCACATATAACTTGGGACCAGGTAATTTGCGTTCCAGCACACTTTTGAAAAAACTCAATGCCAAGGATTATGCTGGTGCTGCTGATGAATTTCCCAAGTGGAACAAGTCAGGTGGCAAAGAATTGGCTGGTCTGACCCGCCGACGCAACGCAGAAAGGGATTTGTTTCTCAGCTAATGGAATATTGGTATAACCAACAGTTACGGCAGTATAGGCTTCAGGTCATACGTGCGTTCAGTAACTTTTCTGTCAGCATCGGAGTGAATGATGACGGGTCACCCAAGCTCAGACGTGTGCCGTGTCGATATGGCGATGCCTCACGCTTGGCAGAAACAATTACAAATGCCAACAGTGAAAACAAGCTGCCCACAGCACCATTTATTTCAGTGTATATGACTGGAATGGCTTTGAGCCCAAACCGAAGGCATGCTCCCAGCTTGGTTTCAACTCAAAATGTAATTGAGAGAGAATATGATGGGGAAAATTCACGTTATTTGAGTACACAAGGCAACCGAAGCACTGTTGAACGTTATATGGGCGTTCCCTTTGATCTTACCTTCAATGTGGATTTTTGGACCAGCAACTTGCAACAAAAAGAAGAGCTCTTGGAACAAACTCAAGTGCTCTACAATGGCATGATTGATATTCAAACGTCAAACAATCCTTTGGATTGGACTGCTATCACAACATTGGAGCCCACAAACATCACTTGGAGCAGCAGAAGCATACCGGTGGGCACTGAAAATCCCATTGATGTGTGCACAGTGGAATACAAGGTGCCTATCTTCATCAATCCACCTGCCAAAGTCAAATTACAAAAAATCATTCAACAGATTGTAACAAACATCCAGGAAGGCGATTACGATCCCAATACTATGGAGTGGACAGAACAATCGTTACTGAGTCGTGTTCTCACCACACCAGGAGATGCTTGCATCCGTCTCACAGTTGCCGGAGAAAACACTTGGGAAGTGAGTCTCCAAAGTCCCAATGGCGACACCAGTGATCCTTTCCAGTTGCCCACTAAGGTAACTGGAAAGAAAAATCCACTGTTGGTTCCTGGAACCGCATTCAAATTCAATGGCCAAGCAATAACTGTTCCCAACACCAGCATTGATGACTTGGTGAGTTTGATAAGGCTGCGCACAGTAGACCCCAATTTAAATGTTGTGTTCAATTTGAATCAAGAGCTGGAATTTTGGAACATGACTGGGGGAGATGTGGTTTTGGAAAATGTTCAGGGATCAGCAGTGGAAAATTTGGGTTTTACACCCACCACATACAAAGGAGGCACCTTGGCGTGGTGGAGACTTTTGGACAAATATGGTGCTGTGAGACCCTATAGCAGTTTTCAATCCAGCGCCAGCCAACTGAGACTATTGACCAGTGATGATTTGGACAACCGTGAGAACGATCTTGTGGGATATATTGATCTTCACCCCACCAACCAAAATTTACTGGTGTGGAAAGGCGAGATCAGCAGTTGGCCCACTAATCAAGACAAACCCATTACTGCTGTTGTTGATCCTCAAAAGACTTTTCCAGGATCTGGCTTGAGTGACGAAAAATTTGGACAACGCTATCTTCTGACAAATGAAATCTCCTTCCAGAGTGGTGCTTGGGGTAGTGTGAAAGCATTGGCTCCAGTTTCTGCCCAAGTGGTTTCAATACAAACTTCCAATGAACTTGTGATAGCGCCTTTGAATCAAGCTCGCTTGAGCCTTGAGCGCCCACTTCAAATCATTTTGGGCACAGGAATCACACAAACCGCCAGCGTGTTAAGCATCCAACAATTGAATGACAGCCAATACAAAGTTGTGCTGACTATTGACGTTCTCTCAGATCCAGGAAACACTGTGCAAGTTGTTGCTCCTGTTGTGGCCAACGACATTATTGAATATGACGGTGCAGTGTGGCGCATGGTTTTTGACAGCACCAACAGCCCACCAGTTGTGGTGAAAAATCAATACAGCCAAAAATGGTATTTTTGGACTGGAGATCAATGGGTGGTGTTTCCCAACCAAGACTATAAACAAGGGCAATGGCGTCTCAGCCTTTAAATAACTTGATGAAAAAGTATCCCACAAAGCCTGTTGCACAAGTTGATGTGTCAGTATTGAATAAATTTATTGACCCAAACACACGTAAAATTTTAGAGATACTTCACGATCATCATGTGCCCACCCGCATTGTTGGTGGCGCAGTGCGTGATTTGTTGCTTCACAAACCACCGCGTGATATAGACTTGGTTGTGGATACTGATCCCAGTGAAACCTTGTTTTTATTGGACCTCTATGGAATTGAAGCTGAAACTTCTGGCATCAAACACGGAACCATCAAGGCTGTGTTCAGAACCAACGGAAGCAAAAGCAAGGTGGAAATCACTAGTTTGGGTTACAGAATCCAAATGAAGAACAAACGTCCGTTTCTCAAGCAAGCCAAAAATTGGGCAACAGACAGTGAAATGCGAGACTTGACTATCAACTCCATGAGCATGGACTTGCACGGGCATATTTGGGACTACCAAGGTGGATATGAGGATTTGAAGCACAGCCGCATACGTATGCTGCCCGACACCCGGGCCAACATACAAGAAGATCCCAATCAAATCATGCGTTACTTCAAAGCGTTGACTATGTTTCCCAAACCTCTAATGGTCAAGAAAGACCTTGACTGGATCAAAAAGCACATAAGCTTATTGGCCAATCAAGAAGATGATGAACGAGTGATCCGGAATCTTTTGAGCATTCAAAAAAGCCCAAATGCAGACAAAATTCTCCAGTTGATGTGTCAACTAGGCGTGAAAAAATATATTTCATACCTTCCTTGTTAAGCCCAAAATAGCCCAAGGCACTGGGGTTCTGTTATACTTGGCAAACAAACTTGTGTAACAAAAAGGAACAAGAATGAAAATCAAAATGCCCAGCACCAAGGACGTGAAAAAAGCCACCTCTTCCGTAACAAAAACAGTAACTGACACAACCAAGACAGTGGAAAAAGAAACCACTAAAGCTGTTGACACTGTAACAAAAGAGGCAACAAAGGCTGCTGACACTGTGGCAAACACAGCAACTGATGTGTATAAGGATGCCTCCAAAGCAGCCTCTGACGCATACAATTACAGTGTGAGCTTGGCCAATAACACTGCTGCTGTAAGTGCCAGTGTAGCAAACACCATTGCCAAAAACACAGAAGAAGCAGCCAAACAAGGTATTGATGTAGCCTCTGCTGAGTGGAAGAATGGTTGTGCTTTAGCTCAGGATTTTTACAAAGACGGTGCTGAGGCTGTTGTGAAGGCTGCGGAAGATGCATATGCTTGGGTTGACGCCAATGCTTGCAGAATTGGCTTGAACTATGCGCTTACTACAGGCATAGTAATGTACTTTACACCAAAGCCTGCTCCTGCTGATCCCGGCACAGTAAATTCCACAGCAGCAAGCATGACTTGGGTAGCTTACTTTGCTAGTCAAGCAGGGAAAGCAGCTACAATGGCTCAAACAATGGCATTGAGTTGCAGCATCAGCTACATCATAACTGAAGGTTTGTTTCTCATTCCAGGTGTCAAGGGCCAGGTAAACAAAACGCTGGTTTTCAATGCATTGTCAAATTGTATCAACACAACCATTACTAACGCTTATCTCTGGGGCACACCTGCTGGTGTTGGTATTGCTGTGGGATCAGCCATCAGCCCTGTTATTGCTACACTGATTTGTGAAGGCGTGTTGCCTCGTGGTGTTAGCCAAGGCCCGGATGCAAAGGCAGCTGAAGATGGCATCAAGATGGCTAAAGATGCTTTGAAGAGCTTGGGATTTTAAGAAACTTGGAAAGCTGAGACTAGTGCTCAGCTCTCCTTTTATGAGAAGATATCACTCAAGGGGTTTTGATATTGATAAAACACTTGAAAAAACTTTTCAGTATAAACTACTGATCCTTCTATTTGAGTATAAACCTTGTTGGTTCGGCTGGGCTGTAATATTTCATCTTCGTTGGGAATTTTGGCCAGCTTCTGTTGCTCAACACTACTGAGATGAAACCAAGGCACTTGATCTTTCCAAAAGGCTATTCGGCCGCTCTTGCTTAACTGTTGTTGATACACTTTATATAGATTGATGCTGTCTACATCAGTGGGCAAGCTACTCCGGGGAACAGCAAACAAGTCATTTACACCTGCCAAGATGCTGTTGCTGGCCAAGCTACTGGCAATAATGCTGGTTTCATCCAAAATTTGATGATAGCTGCTGCTAAGCGGCACATAATCCTGCTCCAAGAACCAATTGATTACCTTACAAACTTTTTGTATTTCTTGGGGATTTGCATGGTTGCATTCAAAAAATATCCATGGCTGATCTTGCTGGATCCTCCCTTGGGCACCTTTCAAAACATCCAGCTCGTGTCCTTCCACATCCACTTTCATGAGTTTGACTTTGGGAAAATCAAAACTGTCAATACTCACGGTTTTCACTGTTCTGTTACCACCAGTGCTGACAATGTGACTGGTGCCAGTTTGTTTGGGATTGTATTGAAAACTGATTTCTCCGTTTTGCTCACTCACTGCATTGTTGAAAATCTGATAAATGTTTTCTTTGCCTTCATAACTCCGCATAATGCATTCACAATTTTCTTGAATGGGCTCAAACATGATTGTGGAACTCACAAACCCCTGGCTCAAAAACTCCCAGCTGGCTACACCATAGTTTGCCCCAATGTCCAAGAGCAAGCCATTGCCTTCGAGGCCTTGAGCTTGCCAGCTTTTCCACCATTTTTTGAACAACCAATTGTTGTTTTGTAACCGTAGCTTGCTGCTCCAGAAGTCAGCCTTGTTCATATGCAGATTCAAGCCATTGTAAGGCAAGACTTCAGTTTGGAGATCTGACAAGCGTTCCATAGGGTATTATTCCTGCGTATATGTAATCAAGTAGAGTTTGGCTTAGGGAAGGAAGTGTGTCAATATTGACTTTATTGGATACAGATCCCAATTTTATGTGTAAATAGTATTGTAACATCTATCACACAAGGCCCTATTATGACACCACTTGAAAAGATCCAAAATCTGCTAAGCAATCACAAGATAGATGGTATTGCAACTAGAATCAAACATGATGTGAACTTGTTGACCACTGTGAATTCTTGGAGTGCAAGTCAGTACTGTGATCTATTGAGCGAGAAGATCTATTGCTATGTTAAACAGCTGAGCCAGCCCCCTACATGTGTATGTGGAAAATCAGTTAGCTTTATTAGCATCACCAAGGGTTACAGAGAATTCTGTTCAAAAGAGTGTGTGCATGCCAAGGCTGCTGCAACAGAACGTCGTGTTAAGGTTCTCAAAGAGAACGGCGGGATAGGTCTAGCAAATCCTAAATCCAAAGCTAAGGCACAACAAACACTTGAAAATACATATGGAGTGTCAAATGCGTTCTGCCTTCCCCACGTAGATACTCATCGATTGGTGAACAATCCCATGAAGGATCCTAAAAATGTGGAAAGGATAAGACAACAATGCCTAGAGCAGTATGGCGTAGATTGGCACAGCAAGAGGCCGGATGTTATCGCCAAAACAACTGAAACTCTTAATAACAAATACAGTGTCTCAAACCCAGCTCAGAAAAATTATAGTTCTCTTGCAAACCAAGTGCTTAATGATCCTGTTGCGCTCAAAACAATGTTTGAAACATCAAATATATCAAATATGGCGCAAGAACTAGCTGTTTGTGAGACCACAATACTCAAATACCTCAAAATATGGGGAATCCGCCAGCCAAATGAAATATCAGCTGAACTACAGTTGAACAGCTGGTTGAAAGCTCAAGGGTTTGTTGATTTTGAGAAAACTCGAACAACCTTGCCTAACAAGCAGGAAATTGACCTCTATAGTGAGAGTCAGCACCTTGGCATAGAATATTGTGGCTTATATTGGCATAGTCAGCGTCACAAACAACGAGGGTATCACAAGAACAAATATAGGGCCTGTCAAGACCAAGGCATCAAATTGATAACCATATTTGAGGATGAATGGCTCAATAGATCACAAATTGTGAAATCTAGGCTATCACAAATATTAGGAATCAATAAACGAGGGCCTGGGGCTCGATGCCTCTCACTCTCTTTCATCTCCAGTAGTCAAGCAACAGATTTCTTGAACACTCATCATATAAGTGGCGCAGCCAAAGCAGAAGTTGCTGTGGGTGCATATGACCTGAATCAAAAATTGGTTGCTGTGATGACATTCAGTCAAGGTCGAAAGTTCACAAAGCCCAAAGAAATTTGGCAGTGGGAAATGGTGCGATTCAGCACAGATGGGCAGCATTATGCTGGTATTGCTGCAAGATTGTTTAATCATTTTGAGAAAATATATCAGCCCCGAAGTGTGCTCAGTTATGCGGACCTCAGATGGGGCCAAGGGTTATATCTTGCACATCTGGGATTTAGACGCTTTGAAGATACCCTGCCCAATTATTGGTATTTCAGTCTCAAAAATCCTGACTTCAAACGATATCATAGATTTACATTCAACAAACAGGCTATGATCAAAAAGTATCCCCATCTTGTTACCGAAGGCTGCACTGAATATTCCATGGCCCAAGGGGCCGGCTTGGAAAGGATTTGGGATTGTGGCAACGCTAAATGGATATGGTATAAAACATGAAAGACCCGGGATTTCTCCCGGGTTTTTTATGGAGTTTTTGACATTTAGCCATAAATATTACAAACTTAAATAGGAGAGTTT